TGGGACCTGTCTGCCTCAGATACTCGATCAGGTCCAGGGGCCTTGCTTATAACTGATTAACCCATGTCCGGGGCAGGCTTTCAAGTCTGTCACTTGGTGACTTTCGGCGTCATCACGCCCCCCCCCCTATGAGTCTCACGTTAGGCTCACCGTAAGTTTGGGTGGGATGTGAAGACGCCAAAAGTCTTTTTGTTCTTAGCCAAAAAACGACGTGTAGGGGAGTTTTATGGCACGAGTTCTGATGTATGCAGGCCACGGCTTTCTGCCGATGGTCGCCTTTCAACGCGGCATTCGCACAGTTAGTACCCTTCCTCTTGTCCTTCGCGGCGCATCTACGTATGGAGCAAATGACTACGAATCATGCACCGTAGGCATCATGTTCGGCATGAAAGAGCCTCTTAATCGGATGCTCCCCGATCAACGTGCACATGATACACACGTTCTTATTATAGATTTAGGATATCTGAAACGCGGAACAGTAGCAGAAGCACGACAAAACCCTGAAGAAGTGTATTGGTCTGTGAATCTTAATGGGCTAAACGGCTGGGGAGACCCGCCTCCCTCGCCTATGCCTTCTGACCGTTGGAAATCATTGGGTCTTTCTATGGCGAGATGGCAAGATCCGACAGAGGGGCATTTCCTCGTGTGTGGCCAGAAACCACATGACGCTGCACTTGGTGGCGTACAGCCTGGTCAGTGGCTTGTCGAGACCGTATCTCGGCTACGAAGTCTGACAAACAAACAAATTGTTTGGCGGCCCCATCCAGATGACCATTCGAGTCGAAGATTACACATGGCCGCTGAGACAGGAGTGAGGCAGAGCAAGGGCAACCTACTTGCCGAAGATTTAAAGGGATGTGCGGGTTTGATTGCATATAATTCTAATTCTCTTGTCGAAGCTTTACTTGCTGGCGTGCCAATTTATCCTCTTGGTCCAGGGTCAGTTTGCCCGACGATGGGCCATGCTGCTCTGACAGTAGAGACAATAAAGAATCCTCTCAGGCCGGAACGAAATCAGTTTTTTTACGACCTTGCATACCGTCAGTGGAATATCCCGGAATTAGAAGCCGGTTTGGCATGGTCTCATTTCTTTGATTCTAGTGGTATACTCAAATCTTCGGATGCTTCGAGGACAGGTGGGGGTTTGATGTCCTCCTCCCCATCTCCGCGCCGGGGGGCAGCTCGACGCACGTCGAAGCAACCGTTCCCTGCTGTTTCCGCTCCATCACAGCAGGGTCTTTCTCCTGCTGCGCCACCATTCCTGCAGCAGGAGAACCTATCCCCTCCTGCTGCCACCCTTCAGCAGGAGGGGGATTTCCTTGACCCTGAAAATCTAGCGTCGTTAATCCATCCGGGAGAAGAGAAAAAGTAGCATGCTCGGTGATTATATGGACGGCCGCTGGTGGCCGCATATTATGTACTGGCTAGACTGGAACATCTCTACATATCGTGTGAGTTGGTTCGTGTGCGTGTTTGTGATGTATCTTCGTGCTTACTCCCCCTATTCTCAAGATTTCCCTTTTGATGTGACGGGCCTTGTCTTTGTTTTCTTTACGGGAACATGTCTCTGGATTGCTTACTGTGCCTTTTGGTATGGCTGGGGGGTAGGCTGATGCCTCAAGCCCTCGTGTACGAGACCTCCCGTAATCTTCCCAAGACTCGGCGTATCATGTCTGCTGTTGCGGCAGGATTAGAGCGTCGTCACTATGCTATTGAAATACGGGATAGCTGGGAGTATCCCCAAGGAGATGAGACAGAAGCCGACCTTATAGCTATCTGGGGGGATTTCCACGGGACCGAGCGAATATTTGCAGACCGTCATGCTTTTAAGCGGCTCTTGCATATCGACAACGGATATATTCAGCGGGGTCACTTCAAAGGGTATTATAGTGTCACCTACAATGCCAAACAGGCGCATCGCGTCCTCTGGGAATTGCCTTGCCCTTCGGGAGATCGTTGGCGGGCGCTAGGGGAGTCGATACACCGGTGGCGGAAAAGTGGCAGTAAGATCCTCGCCCTTGGGCTGTCTCGTAAGCAATGTGGAAACTTAGGATTCGAGTATCCCAGCGTGAATCGCGAATTGCAGAGGGCGTTGCATACTGCGACAAATATGCCTGTGGCCATGCGCGAGAAACGGTATGACCAGAAAGATGAACCCCTGCGGGATGTGTTACGCAAAGGATCGTGGCACAGTGTGGCGGGTTACCATACTAAAGGGCTAATCGAAGCGCTCCTTGAAGGGCGTCCTATCTTAGCGTTACATCCTTGCGCTGCGCAGTCTATGGGAAATGAATCCTTGGAGGAAGTTCTCACGCCCTGTTATCCAGACAACCGCGAGGAGTTCTTCATCCGCCTGGCCTATCACCAATGGACTTTAGAAGAGATTCGACAAAGCCATCCGTGGAGAAAAGATAGCCCGTTGCGGATTATTGGGAGGATTACCTGATGCGTCACATTGCCCTGTACTATGATGCTTCCAGTTCTCGTGGGCGGTCTGTTATCAATACCCTTATGGCGGGTATTGCGCAGGCAGACCTGGGTGATAAAGTCGCCATCTATACTGAACAGGAATACAAAAAAGGCATACACGGCGACATCGTGTGTTGGTATGGTCTCTCGGGAAAGTTGATGGACTTGGCCCATCTTCTCTGGGAAAGCAAGACCCCTAACGTTTTTTTTGACCTCCCGTATTGGGGCAGGAAGCACGAACCCCACCCTCAGCATCATCGCTTTGCTTTAAATGCCCATCAGCCTACTAAGTATTTTCAGCAAGGACGTGAACCAGAACGGTTTCTGGCGTTTAATCGGCCTATAAAACCGTGGCGAGAAACAAGTCAAGCTGGCGCGGTCTTGGTTGCTGGCATGAGTGACAAGCAAACGCAAGCCTGGGGATTGGGGCCGAGCTGGGAGTTTCATGTCGAGCTGATCGAAAAGTTTAAAAGGCAATGGGGCGACTGGGTGGGCAAAGATCCTCCCCCTATTGCCTGGCGACCTAAGCCTGCTTGCAGGGTAAGCAGACGCCCTATCCCAGGCACGCGCTACGCTGATGGGTTATTATCGGAGGAATTGCAGAGATCCCTTTTGGTTTATACATACCGGAGTAACACAGCCATAGACGGGTTGATTGAAGGAGTCCCCTGTGAAGTGGTAGGGAGCGACCACCCTGCGTATGTTTTGAGTTGCAAGGACCCGATTTCTCAAGACGTTCGTCTCCAGTTCTGTGCCGATCTAGCATACTGCCAAACGTCCATGCAAGAACTTCGGAACGGACGAGCGTGGAAGTTTATCAGCAATCAATTGGGAGAGCTTCCATGATGGGCAACGTTTGTATGGACTGTAGATACTCAGTTATTTTTACGAGTAATGAGCTTTATTGTAATTTATATGGGAACATGAAAACGGAAGACTATTTCGCTATAGAGGGGATAGAACAGAAATCAACTCCACTTTGTGGAAGAGAGGCGAAGGGGGGTATTCGTGCGGGATTTCTCCAGCGAGCGGCACGGCGAGTTCATTATTCAAGGGGATCAGGAGACTAGCATGCACGTCACCTTCTTTGCCGTGGAGAAAGACCGAGAAGACAAGCTGGCCGCCTCATTCTGTGAGGGGGTAAAGCGTAGCCGTACAGACACCTGTGAGGTCGTTCGTCCGGCTTCCTACCCTGCCCCGAATCCACGTACTGATGTGGCGGTCATGATTGGCGTTAAAGGGTATTCCCGTCGCCTCCTTGACAATCATCTTGAAGCAGGAAAACACACGGTCTATATCGATAAAGGGTATCTTGGCGGGCGGAGTGCCTATTTTAGGATGAGCGTAAACAGCTTCCAGCCGCTTGCCTACTTCCAGAAAACTCCACGGCCTGATGATCGGCTACGTGCACTGTCTGTGAACATGCTCCCGATGCGAACGCAAGGGAGCCACATTATTATTGCAGGAGGGTCACTTAAGTATGCCAAATGGCATGGGCTGCATACCGGGCAAAGTGTGGACCCGATGACCGAATGGGCACGGAAGTCCCTGAAGCGGGTTGGTAAGTACACAAATCGTCCCCTTATTTATAGACCGAAGCCGTCATGGAAAGAGGCGGTGTCCCTTTCTGGAGCACGGTTTTCGCGGCCGCCTGAACTGCTTGCTCACCTTCTCCCCGATGCTTGGGCACTGGTGACCTTTGGCAGCAATGCTGCCGTTGAGGCGCTTACTGCTGGGGTTCCTGTTATCGTCACTGGGGATGGGATAGCGAGACCACTGGCTCGTACACAAGAGGAGAATATAGACGACCTTTTTATCCCCTCTGACGCAGTGCGCCGACAGTGGCTGGCAGATATGGCGTATTGTCAGTTTAATGTCCAAGAAATGGAATCAGGACTGGCCTGGAAGATCCTGAGGGAACAAATTGCATGCCGCTGAGTGACGAGGGCATCCGGCTTCAGAAGCAGTATCAGAAGATGCATCGAGAGAGGCATTTTCAAGGGATCGGCTGTTTTAACTATTACTGGGAGATACGGGATTTGGTGAAAGAGACACACGCCCTTTCTCTGCTGGACTACGGGTGTGGGAAAGGGCGGCAGTTCAACACTGAGTCTAAGGTATTGCACGGCAAGCTTGGTGTTTATATCGACTCGTGGCAGGAAGGGCTCGGAGTGGGGGTATTAACGGGATATGACCCTGCCTGCGGTGAATGGGCAAAACGACCCGAAGGTTCTTTTGATGGCGTTTACTGCTGCAGCGTTCTGGAGCATTTATATGAACACGATGCACCGTTTGTGTTGCGTGACATTTTCCAGTATGCCCAGAAGTTTGTTTTCATTGCTGTGGGGACAACTCCAGCCCAAAAGAATCTCCCTGATGGACGAAACGCCCATATTACCGTGCAGCCGATCAGTTGGTGGGAAGATATGACCAGATCTATTGCAACGGAATATCCAGGTATTATATGGATGATTAGCGAAGAACGGGAAAAAGATGTCGTCGTGGGATAAAGTAGAGCGGGCTCTGCAAAACTCAGTTGATATCGTGGTCGCTGCTTTGCTACAAGGACGGGGGCGGCGGGCTATTGATGGCGGGGCCTATAAGGGATTCTTCGCCCGCTTACTCCCTCCCTTTTTCCAGCATGTCGAGATGTTTGAGCCAAACGGTTTTGTTCATCCAGCGCTCACTGCAAACACGTATGTATATGACTGCATGACGTTACACCCCGAAGGACTGAGCAATAAAGCAGGCTATGCCAGACTAGGCAATCCTGATGCGAGCAATCGAGATTTCTTCTATCTTCGAGAAGACACAGGGCCTGTTTCCTTAGTGCCACTCGATGAGTTTGCTTTTAGGGATGTGGATCTCATAAAGCTGAATATTGAAGGAATGGAATTGGCGGCTCTTCATGGGAGCCGTCAGACTATTGCTCGATGTCGGCCACTGATCCTTGTAGAAGAGAAAGGGCATGGTGAGCGGTTTGGGGTGTCCGCAGGCTCTATTGCGGCTTTCTTAGCCCCCTTTGGGTATCTCCGCACGACTCGTTCAAAAGGAATGTGGCTGTATGCCACGAAGAAAAAGGGGGCGTGATGCCTGCTAGTGGACGAAAACCGGATGAACAAGAAAAAGTCATTTGTCCCAATAGCCGGATAGGAAAGGAGTACGCTCCCCATCGCGTTTGGGTAGATTCTAAAGGGCGGCTTGTCGGAGAAATTGCTAAGCACGTTCACCCGAGACAAAAACGAGAAGATTGCGCTTATTCTGGTCATGTTGTGCCGGTTAAGCGGACAGATAAGAAAGAATAGCTATGCTGAATTGGGACGTATTACGGGTAACAGATACCATTTTTCAGCCTTTTCCTCACGTCTTAGCGGAGAATGTCTTTCAGGAAGAAGACTATCAGCTTCTTCTTCAGACAATCCCCCCATCCGAGGTCTACGATGCCAAAATCAAGAATGAGCGGGGCAAGGCACATCGTCTAGATTGTCCTCTCGGGTCCTTAGACTCCGACATTTGGCGGGCATTGGATGCTGAATTGAGGAGCGACGACTTGTGGCACTGGGTACGGAAAAGGTTTGAGCGGCTAGACTTGCCTGACTACGGCATGATTGACATTCGTCTCTTTCAAGATTTGCCTGGCTACTACCTAGCTCCGCATACGGATGCTAAGAGCAAGATCGTAACGCTTATCTTTTACCTCGCGCAGAATCGCCAACACGCTGCTTGGGGAACTCGTCTTTATACCGCAGCGGAGGATACTCTGCCCAACACACAGCTTGTATCCTACCGCCCAAATACGATGCTTGGCTTTGTCCGATCTGCTACGAGCTGGCATGGGTGTCGCCCTATTAGCGGGACACGTAACACTCTACAAGTGATTTATCGTTCTGCCACGACGGGGAAATGATATGGGTGTAATCTGCAATGGCTTGCAAAAGAGCGGTGTTCGTCTCCTACAGCGCGCTGTGGAGTTGATGGGCTGGACGCCTGCCCCTGATAAGTTCAGCCGAACGGTGACGAAAAGGGAATGGAGGCACGAGCCGTATGGCCCTGGATTCTGTACCCTTGGCGAGCACGAAGTTGCCTATACGCATATCCCCTATCCTGCCGATATCGGCAAGCATCAGTTTATCGGCATCATTCGCGATCCCCGAAATGTATTGATTTCGGCATATCGCTGGCAATACCGTCACAATCCTTTAACTGCAACAGAAGCACGGACATCTTTAGAGCACATGATGACGCCACGCTTTTTTATGCGAGCCTCTCAGTTTGTGGATTGGCCAAGACATCGTCTCGTCTTTCGTTTTGAAGATATGGTTGGGCCAAGCAGAGAAATACATGTTCAGGTTCTAGCCGACATTTTAGAGGTTGAGATAGACGCAGAAACAATCGCGGCGCAGATGATTGGGGGGACACGAACGTATCAGCCTCAACATAGCCGTTGGCAAGACATCTGGACACCTGACCTTGATAAGCGATGGAAAGAAAGAGGCGGGGAGGATCTTGTTAAAGCGTATGGATACACCCAGGAGGGAGAAGAAGGCGGTGTCGAATGGAAAAGATAACACATATCTCAGTTGACAAGGAATCGCCCTATTATAGCAAAGAAAGTGACATTATTGCCGTCTACTTCAATGGAATTTTGCTTGATAACTACTGTGAGGCAGACAGTGATGAGGGCTGGGTTGAGGTTTATGACCAGGACTTGAAAGGCAATCTGATTATGGAGAATGCGACTACGCCGCGTATTATTCGCGTCTCTGGGAGAGTTCGGCTAGAAAAGAAAAAGCAGGCGGCATGACGGAGTCGATTCGCATTTTTATTGGGTATGACGGCGGCGAGGGGCTCGCTAGCCTTATTTGTCAGAAGTCTATTTGGCGTCGAACAGACCACCCCTTGCAAATCTTTCTCCTAGATCAACGCATACTTCGTTCCCTCGGTTTGTATATCCGGGACCGAGATCCTCGTGCCTCGACGGAGTTTACGTACACTCGTTTTCTGGTCCCCGCCTTGTGTGGCTACCAGGGCTGGGCACTCTTTGTTGATGCTGACTTCCTCTTCCAGGCTGACATTTCTGAACTCTGGGCACTGCGCGATTCAAGGTATGCCGTGCAGGTTGTCAAACATAATTACCAGCCAGAGGAGACAACAAAGATGGGGGGCATTCCTCAGGCACAGTATCCTCGGAAGAATTGGAGTAGCCTCATCCTGTGGAACTGTGGGCATGAAGCAAGCCGAACGTTAGCCCTTCACACGATAAACTCCCAGTCCGGGGCATATCTCCATCGATTTCAATGGGTGTTGGATCAACATATTGGCTCTTTACCGGCTGCTTGGAACCATCTTGAACCCCAGGGTGTGACTGACCAATTGCCCAAGGCTATTCATTATACAATGGGCATTCCTGGCATCCATCGAGGATCATTTAATTTCACCTCGGAGTGGGAGGACGAAGTCCGAGCGTGAATCACCGCCTTCTGCTGATTTTCCTACACCACAGCAGAAGCTGAGGTCAGATGCTGCGTCTGTGGCGGAGCGTCTGACCTCTTAGCTAACATATAAGCAACATGAAATACTCTAGAGAACATCCAAGCCCTCAATGTCAGGCGCTTATTGCCAAGTATACGGAGTGGCATCGGCATGGCCAAATCAAGCAATGGAAAGGGCGCGGGTTACCTTGTGCGCGTCAGATGCGCGAGGAAGTGCCTCCTGATGCAGCGTATACGGTTTTAGACTATGGCTGTGGGAAGGGGGAGTATATTCGAGACCAGACGTGGGATGTTCCTGGTGTTGCTTTAGTCACAGGATACGATCCTGCGGTTTCTGTCTGGGCTACGCCTCCTCAAGGGACGTTTGACTATGTTGTGACAAAAGACGTTCTTGAACATTTGACGCCAGAGGATATAGACTGGGTATTAGAAGAAATGTTTTCCTTAGCGCAGCGGAAGGTTTGGGTTATTGTGGGTACATATGCGAGAGGAAAACCTTTCCCCGACGGTAGCGGGAACAGTAATACGCTTGTGTGGAAGCCTAACAAATGGGCGGAGATATTGAAGAGCTACGAGAACAGATTTGGAGTGCCTTGTTATGCCAGAATCAAAACCTGATTTTTCCATGGGCCTGGAAATAGACGCAAAAACAGGGGATCTGGTTCAGGTCAACAATATCTGGCTTCCTGCATCCGACACGCATTTCAGGGAGACGGTTGAAAAGACCGGGAATTATCTTATTGAACGCCTATGGGCGGGGATGAGCTACTGCCCGACGAAGCATGTGGCGATAGACATTGGTGCGCATGTTGGGTTGTGGACACGAGTCATGATAGAACAGTTTACTGAGGTGTACGCTTTTGAACCTGATCCGACTAACTATGCATGTTTGGTTAAGAACGTAGCAGCCGTGCCAGGAACGGTGCATCTTCACAATGTGGCAGTAGGCAGGTCCCATGGAAGAGGACGGATGTTGGCGGACCCGCTGCCCAAGCGGCAAGGGAATACTGGCGCACGTTTCATGCAATCTGGCCTAAACGGGCCAGTCCTTGTCGCTACCTTAGATGAATTGAATTTATCCCACTGTGACTTCATCAAGATTGATGTTGAGGGAGCCGAGCTGGATGTTCTCATAGGGGCTTATGCTACGATTCTGCGGTGTCGGCCTGTTATTATGCTTGAAGTAGGAAAGACCCCTCCTGAGCGTTTTGGGCATACAGCTGAAGAGCCTATGAGATACCTGGAAAAGATGGGCATGAAATTGGAACTGGAGATGCGGGCAGATAAGGTGTTCATGTGGACGATACCAACACTGTAACTCTTGTTACGACATTCAATCATACGCTCTGGGAGCGGTATGCTCGGCTGTGTTTACGTTCGTGGGCAAGCCATCTTCCTGAATCCATCGATGTTTGGGTCTATGATGAAAGTGGAGTTGGGCAGAGCAATGGGCAACAGGGAAAGTGGCCTGCTCACTGGGAGTGGCAAGACCCGTTTGAATATGCTGCCTACCGAGAGTTTATGAATGACCATACTACGCAGAATATTCAGGATTATCGGCGGGATGTTCGACGGTTTGCTCACAAAGTCTTTGCGCTAGGACATGCGTCCCTTCACTGCCGGTCCGAGTATCTGATATGGCTGGATGCAGACGTGTTCATTTTTGAAGACATACCCGCAGACTTTTTCCCTTCACTTTTTAACGGACATTTTCTTTTTTACTTGAGTCGCCATGCCTATACTCACTCCGAGTGTGGCTGTTGGGGGATGGATACGCGTCTTGCTACACGACCTTTTTTTCCTCTTGCTTTGGAAGCACTCTATCGTTCTGGGTCAGTTCTAGATTTACCTGAACAGCACGACAGTTTTGTTTTTGACTGGCTCCGTAAGCGTCAAGAAAGTGCGGGATTGATTACGAGTCACGATTTGACACCGCATGTTCCTAAGGGGCATGCTTGGCTAGCAAGTCCTCTAGCCTCGTACATGGACCACTGGAAAGGGGATCGTTGGAAGACTTTTAAGAGTTGGCAAGAAGATGTGTCAGGCATGACTGGACGGGGAATTAAGTTGAACCTGACTCATCCTTACTGGCGAAATCTCCCGAGTCGAGTAGGAGCACGAAAATGAAATCATGGACAGAAAGACGGTTGGCTGTGGCTTGACAAGCCGGCCCAATCCTCGGCCTAATAGGCTAGAGGAAGGAACAGAGGTATGGCGCTTACACTTGATGCGACGGTTGGTGGGACAGATAGCAACACATACTGCACGCTTGCCGAGGCAGACACCTATCACGACAGTCGCCTAGATAACACGAATTGGACAGCGGCCACGGACGATAACAAGAACCGCGCTCTTGTGACAGCTACGCGACTACTGGATGAATGGACGCGCTGGAAGGGGTCCTCTAATACAAGCACTCAATCCCTTTTATGGCCTCGGATAGACGTGTTGGATCGTCAGGGATTAGAATTTTCCGCTTTAATAATTCCTGCGTTCCTCAAGGACGCAGAAGCAGAGTTTGCATTCTGGCTGCTCGGGTCCGATCGCACAGCCGACTCCGACACTAGGGGTTTCTCCTCCCTCAGTGCCGGAGCGGTGAGTGCGAACATTGATAAGTTTGATCGCCCGCACGTCGTCCCAGATAGCGTCAGTTCCATGCTTAGCTTTTATGGGGAGGTTCGCTCAATGCGTCCAAGCATGGCGCGTCTGGTGCGCGCCTAAAGAAGATAAGCCATGGGACTCCAGGACACCTTTAAGAATGTGGCGAAAGCGGCAGCTAACGCCCTGGGGGACGTGGTAGAGGTGGTGACCTATCGAAAAATCACCGCAACGGCGTATGCTCCGGCTACCTCAGCCACTCCTACAGAAACAGCAACAATCATTGCCGATATTGATGCCGTATGGTCTGATATCCGTAGTCAGCGTGTGGATGGGCAGGGTGTGAATATTCGACAGCGACAGGTGGTACTCTTTGGAAAGGACTTAGGAACGACTATTCCCACTGAAGATGGAGAAATCCACCGTGTTTCTGGGGATTTGTTTGATCATACCGGGGCAGGGACAGCAGATGACTTTTCGTTTGAAGCCGATCCATACAACGCTATTCGAGGCGCGAGCCTAGGGAGTATTGCTGTAGGGCAGTGGATACATACAGCCTTTGCCGCAGAAAGCGGTAACACCGGAATCGCGAAGGTTACGGGTATCAACACAGATCTCATCGTTGTCGATAAATCTCTTACAGCAGAAGATTCCTCGGTAGCGCGGATTAGGGATGTAGAGATTTGGCGGATTATAGGGCCTGTAGTAGCCGATCCAGCAGGGGCCACGTATACCTGCCTAGTGAGACAATAATGACAGGTAAGGAGTTCGCTGCGGGCCTGAATAAACTGGCGGAGGCTCTTGATAGCGAGGTTTCTACAGTCATTAGGAAAGTGACTATTGACGTCTGGGGACGCCTTACAGAAGAGACGCCTGTCCTGTCTGGACGGGCACGAGCCAGTTGGCGTATTCGGCGGACAAATCCGGGCGAGAGGGCGGTAGGCGTCAAGCCCCCCGGGACATATGCTCGCCCTACTGAGCCAGAAGGGCTTACTTCACAGCGAAACGTTGAAGGGGCAGCTGTTCTGTACATTGTGAATGGCTTACCGTATATTCAGAGACTTAATGACGGCTGGAGTCAAAAGGCTCCAGCTGGATTTGTAGAAATGGCCGTCGCGGAAGTGCTGGCCAGTGTGGACGTGGAACTCGAAGCATTGTTACTCAAAGGTGTAGGGTAGGGATGATGGACGAGCGGTGGGTTTTGATGCTGTTAGAGATGCGATAGAACAGCGCCTTGAGGCTAACTGGACAACGACTCCCATCCGATGGGAAAATGTCCCGTTCGTGCAACCGAGCCGCAATGCAGCTGTTCCCGCATGGATTACCCTTTCGATTCGAGGTAACCGCGAAGGCGGCCGTGCCTCAGTCGGTACGACAGTGCCGCTCCGGCGCTACAACTACACGCTCATCAATCAGATCTTTGTTCCTGAAGAATCAGGGACCGAACTCGCATACCAATATGCTGACAGTGTAGGCAGCATATGGCGTGATGTGAGTTTTGCAGCGGGCGCAACCGGAACGATCCGCTGTTGGGAGCCGAATGTAGAAGAAATTGGGCCCGACGGGACCGGCTGGTATCAGCTGAATCTTGTCACAAACTTTCAGCGGGATGACCGTTTTACCTAAGATTTGGTGTGGGGGAAGTACAGATGAGTTATGGCAATTGCTGCGTCAGATCGTATGAAAGTGCGGCGCAAAACCACAGCCGAGGCATCGTGGGGGGAGACACCATCCACTCCGGCAATGACCGAATTCAATGCAACCTCGGCGAATTTTAATTCGGGAAAAACAACCGCTAAATCTGCTATTATTCGTTCAGACAGACAAGTCACAGACATCATCCAAACGGGGTTCAGCGCTACGGGTGATTTTGGATTTGAGCTGATTTACGGCGAACTCGAATGGGCAATGGAAAGCCTTTTCGGGAACACCTTTAGTGCTGCTCTTACCTATACAGGGGCAGGTAGCACCGATAATTTCTCTTTTGAGGCTGATCCCTATAATACGATCCGTGGTCCTAGCCTGGAGAACTTTGTTGTCGGTCAGTGGATTGAAATCTCCGGGGCCTCTGTTGCTGCAAACAACGGACGCTGGCGTATTTCAGGTGTTAATACCAACACCATTGTCGTCAATGGTCCGCTCTCTACAGAAGCTGATTCGACAGCGACCATCAAAGGCGATGGGCACTTAGAGCTAGGCACGTCAGAAATCAGCTATCTCTTAGAACAAGAGTTCAATGACATTACTCGGTTCAAGTACGAAACGGGTGCGCGCATGTCGCAGCTGTCCATGAACTTCACCTCACGCGCCATCATCACCGGTACGTTTAACTGGATGGCAAAGGACCTGACTCAGCAGGCGACCACGATTGGAGACGGAGCCAGCACGGTTGCGTCTACAAACAATGTCATGAACGCCTCGACAGATGTGGGTGCGATCATGAAAGACTACGTCACTCTATCTACGGCTATCCGATCTATTGCCTTCACGGTAAACGGCAGTCTTCGTGCACCGGACAAAATCGGCAGTACGACCGTTGCTGAAATCAATGACGGGACATTTGTTGTAGACGGCACCCTAGAGGCGTATTTCGAGGATGCCACTCTGTATGCAGATGCTCTGGCTCATACGACGGTGGCCCTGTCCTGGGAAGTCTCAGATGATGATGGCAACCGCTACGTATTTACCCTCCCCGCTGTGAAACTGACAGGCGATCCTAATGCCGGCGGTCAGAACCAGGACGTGATGGTCTCACTCGCTTTTGAAGGGTACCGCGACCCCGCTTCGGGGACAACTATCCAGGTCGATAAGTTTGCGGCCTAGGATAACTCAATAAAGGATTCTGTATGGCTCTGAATTTGCAAGCCGCAAAGATCAATGCGGCAGTCAGCTCTGAGGGGCGTTGGGTAATGCTTTCAGAGGGTGGGGAGGTACTGGTGGCACGCTGGGATAACCCGGCATTCCGCTCGTTACAGACGAAATTGCAACAGGAGTATCGCCGCCCCGCTCCGGGGCGGAAGCATATTAAAGGCCGGACTGTTCCTCCAGAGATTGCTGAGGAGATGAACTACCGGCTTGTCTTAGACACCATCCTGCTTGACTGGAGGGATATTGAAGAGTCTCCAGGGGCAGCATTCCCTTACTCCAAAGGGAATGCAAAGGACTTGTTAGGGAAGGAAGAATATCGTTGGATCTTTGATGAGATTGTGAATGCCGCTTTAGATGAGTCTTCCTACCGCGCAGAAGAACTAGAAGAAGACATTGAAAATTTACCGAGGTCCTTACCTGGCAACTCGAACATGGTAAGGACGTTGACTGGCTAGAAGAACTCGAAGAAGAAGGAAAAGCGATTCCTCGGATGCTACAGGACCGACCTGAGTTAGATGTCCATCTGAGGATTCCTTGGGACACGTTCTGGGTACTCACTTCGAGTCGAGTGGTGAGTGGTATGGGAGGTGTATCAGGGATTCTCCCCAGTGAGATCTTAGTACATCTTCAATGGCTCGGCATCCGAGAACACACTCTTCAAGACATTCTTTTCAGGCAAGTACTAGCAATGGATGGCGTGTATTTAAAGTGGCAATCAGATAAGGCCGAACAACGGCGAAATACAAAGTAGCATGGCACGTACTCTTACTATTAAGATAGATGCTTCAGGGGCGGTGACGGGGGGCCGTCTTGCCGAAAAAGCTATTGATGGTGTGGGTGATGCTGCCACTGAGCTAGATAAAAAAACTCAGAGGATGCAGGGTTCACTTAATCGCGCTGCAAAAACAATGCAGTCAGCTGGGCGGAATATGTCGTTGTACCTGACGACTCCCCTTACCGCTCTTAGTGTTCTTGTTCTCCGTACTGCCGGTAATTTTGAGGAGGGCATGAACCGAGTTCAAGCTGTGTCAGGAGCAACGCGAGTACAAATGGCGGCGCTCTCAACAGAAGCACGTAGACTAGGCGCAGAGACGCGCTTTTCAGCAGAACAAGCTGCTGATGCTTTGGGCTTTTTGGCCATGGCAGGTTTCGGTGCAGAGAAGTCTCTGTCTTCCTTAGAAGGCACTTTGCAACTAGCAGCTGCCGCACAACTCGGTCTCGGTCAATCAGCAGATATCGTTTCAAATATTTTGACTGGCTTCGCTTTAAATACGGAGGACTTGACTCGGGTCAATGATGTCTTGGTCAATACCTTTACGACCACAAATACAAATCTTGTTCAACTTGGGGAGGCTTTTAAATTTGTTGGGCCTATTGCTGCCTCGGCAGGGGTAACAATCGAAGAAACTGCTGCTGCTATAGGATTATTGGGCAATGCCGGTTTACAGGCGACGCTTGGTGGGACCGCCCTACGTGGAATGTTCACTCGCTTATTGAGTCCGTCAAACGAAGCAAAAGAAATCCTTGATGAATTTGGTATTAGTGCTGTAGATGCTCATGGAAAGCTCCTCCCTTTAACCGATATTCTCCGACAACTCGGCCCCTTGGCTAGTGACACAGCACGTCTTATGGCTGTTTTTGGTGAGCGTGCGGGGCCTGGTGTTGCGGCTCTCTTGAGCCAGGGAGTAGATGCATTAGAGGACCAAATAGAAAGGGTAAAACAAAGCGGCACAGCGGCGCGCGTGGCAGAGATCCAAATGCAAGGATTAAATGCTAAATTAGATGCGCTCTCCTCTGCTTTTTCGGAACTGCAACTAGCTATCGCTGACGCTGGGCTCTTGGAGTTCGCCACAAATGGTGCGACAAGCCTCGCAAACTTTACTCGGGAATTAGCTAAGCTAGACCCCGCAGTCTTATCATTTGCAACAGCCTTGACAGCCTTGACAGCCTTGACTGGGCCTCTTTTATTGTTTGCTGGAGCAACTGCGAAGGCACTAGCCGCTTTGGCCGTATTTGCTGCCCCAGCAGCAATGTTGACGGGGATCGGTGCAGTAGTGATAGCGCTATCGGGTTTGTTTGCTATTGTCCAGAAAGCAAATGAACAAGATTTCAGTAAAATTAGTAACCTGATTAAAATACTTGAAGGACAACTTCCTGGTTTAGAAACAAAGCTACAGGCTGCAATTACAAAAAAAGACAAGGAACGTATAGACCTCTTCTCTAGAGCACTTGAGATTTTGAACAGGCGTATCCTTTTAGCTAAAGCTAGCACAGTACAATGGCAGGTTGCTGTGGGAACTTTTACCCCGGTCTTAGATGGTTTTCTAACAACGGCGAAAAAGATCCCTCCTGTGTTAGGCGAAGGAGGAGAGAAAACTGGGGAACTAAGTGATGCCAAGGAGGACCTGATAGCAGCCTTCGAAGCTGAAGAGAAGCTTCTCCATTCGACAATAGATATCCGACAGCAGCAAATACAAGGTCTTATTGATGAAAAAGAAGCCCGTATTTTGTTGTATGCCGAGACGCTTCGTGCTCAGGGAGCCTCGGAGGATACGGTAGGTGTTCTTGTTGACTTGATGCGAGAAAAGGAACGCCTAAAAAACATACTTGAACAGCAAATCACATTGGAAGAGGCCCTTAGCAGAGAACTAGAGAACTTCATTGAGCAATCGCTGGCTGCCTACGATGCTATGAAGCAACGTGAACGAGCGATTGACGATGCCATAGCAGCAGAACGGTCCCAAATCGCTGTCCAAGAAGTGGCTATACGATTAGAGAGAGAAGTTATTCTTGGTTTGAAGGATGCAGATAAAGCAACGACACAACTTACTATCGTAGAAATCCTTCATGAACGCACGCTTGTTGACACGACGAAATTCACGAACGAACAGAAGGATGCCCTGAACGCAAATACGGCGGCAAAGATCGCCAATGCGCGAGCCACAGGGGTACAAAACGCTGCAAATCGCGGGACAGCAGGCACACGTCCCGGAGACCCTTTTTCTAGTATCCTCACAGATTTTGCTGTTACTACTTTCCCTGGTATAACAGACGAGTTTGCACAAGGTCTGAATGGCCTGTTACAGATTGGAGAGCAAAAACTTAGGGACTTTGCGGGGATCACAAGTTCTATTGCTTCAGAACTAGGCGGCAAGCTTGGTAATTTGATTGGACAAGGGCTTGCTAGGGCCATGGGACTAGGCCCCCTTGGAGGGGCTATTTTAGGGGCTATAGGGGAGCTCCTTGGCTCGGCAATCGGTAGTCTGCTTGATAAACTTTTTCAACCAGGACGAATTGAACAAGCCAAGCAAGTTATCAATGAGTTCTTCGGCGAGGTTACCCGCAATCTCGACTTCGATGTTCTTTCTGAAGATTTAGTCGCTTCTGGTCTTGGACGGTTTGAACGCACGCTCTCTGATGCCGCACAGAGTCTAGGGGCGGCCTTTGCCGGGGATTTTCGAGACGGAGGACAGGGCATTCTTCAGCGTTTTGGTGGACAGCTCCTTGCCAATGCCGAGCAATTCGGGCTTACGCTGGAAGAGACGCAGCGCCTCGTCTTAGAATTTGCTGATGCCCTCAACTTTAACCTTGTAGATGCACTAGATAACCTGAATCGTCTAACCGCAACGCATGTGAATCAGCAGGGCCTACAACTGTTCGGAATGCGTGCCTTTGTTACGGAACTGGGGGATGCACGTCAAAACCTCAGTAGCTATGCTGATACCACAAATATGACGGTCGATGAACTCACAGGCCTAGCCATTTCTGTTGGGAATGTCGGGTCACAGGTCAATACATTACGTGGGTCCTATGCCGGGCTGATCGACATTGAAACCGAATTTGATGAGCTGGTAGACTCTAATGCCATCGCAGCAGGTTTGCTTGCTGACCAATTGGATAACGTTGGGACAGAAGCAGGTATCGCCGGAGACCGTCTCGGATTCTTTGTGGAGGAGGTGCGTTCAGGGGCACTGCATATAGAGGAAGCTATCCTAGCTCTGCAAAGCGAAGGGTTTTTAACTGGACTAGAGCTGAAACCGTTCATTGTAGATGCTGAGGTTATAGAACAAGAATTAGACCGTGTTCTGCATCGTATTGAGGTGGTCGGGGGAGCGGTCGGGGCTACGCTGATCGAGGCAGCAGCAAACGGCATCAAGGATGCCGATGACATATCGGAAGCTTTTGACCAGACTATCAAGCAAGCTATTCTGGATATTCGAGTTGGAGAATTTATCGGTGAGAGGTTGCCTGGCCTGCTCGCAGATATTGATTTCAGTAAACCTCTAGACGTCAACTCGGCGGCTTTTCAGCGGCTGAGGATAGAGATCGGGCTAACAGGTGCTGAACTTGCTGACTTCATAGAAGGGTTTGATAGTTTTGATATTGATTTCAGCCTATTTCGTAGGGGCATTTCTTCCGCGGTGTCGCAGGGTATCCTTGACGGAGTAAGCGGGGAGTTTGATCAGGCTACGTTTACAACTACTTTACGAGCCGCAATCACTGACCCCATTATCGCGACTATTGTAGATGCTATTATTAAGGGGTTCATTGCTGCAGCAGGTATTGAAGGGATCATGCAGCCAGTTCTTGACGTGATTGCCCGAGATGTGCCCTTGGTTGCGAGCGGCGAACTTCCTCCAGAAGATATGGTCAGGAATATCGGTGTAGTTTTTGATGATATCGATGATAAACTTTTGGCCTTCATAGAGTCGGCCGCATTTGTATCCTCCTCAGTAGGGAACATGATTGCCTCGGCGCTAGGCATTCCGCCTGCGGTTGATTTAGCTGCGGAAGGATTTGACACTCTGATTTCCAGGGCGGACGCTTTCATAGGCAGGGCCCCTGACCTACGTACCACAGCTGAGAAAATTGAAGCTATTGAGGAGGAAGGGAAAAAACTTAGAGAAGGATTGGGCCGCCTCGGTGCTACTTTTGATGCAGGTAGTGAACAGGCGATAAAGCTTACAGAAGCTTACAATAAATCCATCATATCTCAGGAAGCACAGATTAAGGTTTTAAAAGACAAGGATGCTGCGGAAAAAAAACGTGCCTTTGACGAACAGCAGGCGGAAGCGAAACGTGCCGCAGAGGAAGCCGCAAATAAACTAGGAACTTTGAATGAAAGTATCACCGCCCTGGGAAACACGGCGGCGGGTCCGAATAGCCTAGCTGAGAATTTTCAAGAGGTAGATGACCAAGCTACACAGCTTCGTGTAGATTTGCGGGCTCTTCAAGCAAGTACGGATACTCTGGGTACGTCCATCACCGAAGCCACGGACCGGATTGACGGTGCGGTGGCCCAAGCAAAGCAGGCTCTAATAGGCGAATTTGTAGACCGCACTATCCGGCCTTTTATTGATGCAGGTCAGGATGCCGGGGATGCCCTTTCCCAGCTTCAGACAGAATTTCGAACCACTCGGGACAATATCTGGGAACTCGTCACTGTGTCAGGTGACACAGCGTTGGGTATAGACCTCCTTAGTCAGGCTACAGCGAGTTACCTGGTCCAGGTCCAGGCACTGAGGGATGAATTGGTCGGCCCTATTCGTGATAGTATCACCACCCTTATCCCGGTATTCCGTGATTTTGATGAGATTCTTGCTGACGTTGCGACTGCAAGTTCTCTCGAAGAATTACAGTCTCTCAGAGATGAGGCCATTCGCTCAGCTACAGAAGGATTGAATAAAGACATTGCTGATGCACGAGCCCGGTCTGCTAGCGATATTGCCGCACAACGTGCGGTAATACAGGACCTTATCACCGCGAATAGAGAACAGCTGGCCTTAGATAAACAGGCAGCTAGAGATGACGCCAGTGCAGCCATAAAAGCAGCTAGAGATAACGCTGACGCCACTATTGATGGACTACGGGAGCAACTAGCCGTACATGAAGAATTAGTGCGTCTAGCCGAGGAATACGCAGAAATAAGTGCTGAGGCAACCCGCGCTTTTACACACGCTATGGATAACATCGTGCAAGGCCCTCTTCCCACCCTTGCCACTATGCTAGAACAGATCGCTTCGACAACAGATGCCAGTGAACTGAGACAGCTACAGGGGGATGTAATCAGTACGGCAGAGGAACGACTACGGCAGACGATCCAGGTAGCTGAAGAGGCATTCGATGCGGCACAGAAAATAGAAGTCGATCGCCTGCGTCTTCAGGAGGATCAGGTTGAAGAGTTGATACGGCTACAGGATACTAAATTCCAGGCGGAGCAGACCGCCTTAAAAGATTTAGCCGATACTGCCCGAGGTGTTGCCGAAGCAGCGAAGTCCACACGCGAGGGCTTTTTAGGCGGTTCGACTTCCACGCTGGGAGCACGAGCGCAGCTTTCCTTTGTTCAGGGACTATTTGAGTCTGAAGCTGCTGCGGGGCTCGCAGGGGATGCTGATGCAGCACGGAGTGCTATTGCGCGGTTTGGGAACCTCGTCAGCCTAACACAAGGGGCTTTTGCTGGAACGAATAAAGGACAGATTATCATTGACAATGCCTTGGCCACCTTAACGCAGCTAGAGACACAGTTCGGAGCGCAAGCAACAGAAGCCGAGCAGCAAATCATTGCTATTGAAGAAGGAAACGATACTCTTCTCAGGATTCAAGAACTCATAGATGCTTTGGGTCTTACAGGCACAGAAAGTCAAGAAACTCTACAGGCGCTCTTAGACAATACGGTGGCCTCGCGTGAAGCGGAAGAGGCAAAACAGCTCGATACGTCAGCATTTGAATCGGCGGCTATTGCCGAGTTGACCGCTTTAAAAAACGCATTCCTTGCCCAAGTCGGGGATTTAGCAGCGGGGGTGAGCGGTGGAAACCCTGCCGGGATACAAGCTCTTATTGACCAGGCAGAGGTAGATCGAGATGCCCAAATAGCAACGGCTGAGCGTGTACGTGACGACCTTATTGCCGTCTTAGATACCAACAGCAAGAATGAAATTTCAGCGCTTGAGGGGTCACTGAAGGTCCTTATTCAAGAGAACCTGGATGCCTTACAAATTTTCATTGATGACAGGACTGAGGCCGTTGCTTCAGGATTGAAAGTCCTGCTCAAGGCTATTTCGTCTCGTTTTGAAGTGCTCGCTGCCGAGGCATTGGGAATTAACACAGAACTGCAAATGTTCATTGACCAGATTGTCCTTCTAGCCGACGCGGCGAACCCGGAGTCTTTGACGGCGGCTATAGCAAATTTTGTTGGAGCATTAAATACAGGAGATGCGCTCCTGGTCGGTCCTGCGATCACCACGCTTGTAAACAGTTTGACAGATGACCAATTGGCCAAGGTGATTCCAGAACTTCTTACTGGACTCGACGCATCTCTATTAGGTCCTGCCATTCAAGCAGTGGTGAATAGTCTAACGCATACACAATTAGTGACATTACTGCCTGATATCCTCAGCGCTTTAAATCCAGACCAACTTCCTATTGCGATTGCGGCGATCGTGTCCAGTCTAAATGTGTCTCAAATCCCCTCTGCCATTGCGATGGTCATTACTAGTTTGGATGCTTCCCAAATACCGGGAGCCATTACAACAATAATCACAGCAATCTCAGGCGCAGATGGGACAGCAGGGAATATCGTGTTGGCCATTCAGTCTGTAGTGAGTGCGCTTGCCCCGAATGGCACGCAGGCTGAAATCGCTACGGCTATAGATCAAGTTGTCACGGCAATGAATCCCAGCCAGGTACAATCCGCTATCGGAGATATTTTTAATCTCCTCGCCAATGACCCGGCCAGCTTGGATACGGCAATCGACGTACTTATCAGTGAATTAGGCGACCCAGACATAGGACAAGCTATCACTAGTATTATAACAAATCTCAAGCCTACTGAAGTTAGGGCAGCTATCACTGATTTGATTGGGGGTATAGGCGATCCGGCAACTAAAGCAACGCTCAAAACCCTGATCGGGGCTTTGGACTTAGGGGGCCTGCTAGATGCGCAAAAGTCAGGGGCTAATGTGTTTGCTTCCCTCGCGCAAGATATTGCCGACTCCGCTTTTGGGTCGGATCTAGCTGCTTTTAACAGCGCGACTATAGCGGATTTGACGAGGATTCTGGTTAATCAAGCGCAGTTGAGCTTGAACAATGAAGATTTTCTCGGGCAGCGTCTCGGTCAGATAATGCATCGGATTGGAGACACAGACGTCGGAACGGAATCGGTGCAGGGGAAACTGAAGCAAGTTGGTGATTTGCTTGGGCGTAATGCAAGCGGTGATACGGTACGTGGATTGCTCCAAAGCATTAAAAATAACACGGGGGATATGGCTAATGATCTGCGATCCGAATCTATCGTGGCGTCGACAAATATCCCGCTTGGGAACGGTGGGATTGGCATTCGGTTCTTCCCTAACACGACGATTGACCCGCTCAATCATATTGCGGCATCTACGGATCTGACGGTCAGTCAGCTGGGAAAAATAAGCCATCAGCTAGGTCAAGATACGACGCGGACGACGCAAGAGTTATTGATTGATGTCGTCAAGAATACGGGGAATACTGTGGCGGCATTAAACGCCATGGGGGGGCACTCCTTTCCTGCGATTCTCGCTGAGCAAGGATTGCACGGCTTTGTGACTGCCCCGGCCTTCCCGATCATAGCCCATCAAGGGGAACGCGTAGATGTGTTCACAGCAAAAGAAACAGCACGCGGAATAGGG